CGTTGTTCAATGGAACCCCGAAGTGATTTGAAACGAGTATATCACCAAGCACCCAACGGCCCTCAGTTGAGCTAAACACGCTCTGATAATACTGTCGCCTCTTCTTTTCGGCAAGCTGTCTAGCGTCTTCTTCTGGCGTATAGTCGATCATTCTCCCGGCTCCTTACCGCCGCCCATCATCGTTTTTAGGGGGCTATCCGGTTCCGCCGCTTTGCCGGCCAGTGCAGCGGCCTTGGCAATCTTGGGCGCATTATCAATCTGCTGCTGCTTCTCCTGCTGTTTCTGGGCCATCTGGCGTATCTCTGCAATGGCTTTCGGGTCACGTAGGCACGTCGCTGGACCACCTACAGCATCCCACGCCTCGCGTACCATCTCGTCTGTATCGAGAGCGTGCATGGCGAGGGGATCGAACTGTGTGATCGACGTAATCAGCGCCACGCCAGATTGAATCGCCCGGACCTTCGTTACCCTGGTCTGTGCCTGAGACAAGAGGCCCAAGTATTGCACCTTGATTGGCTCATGCTCGGAATCTTGAAGAATTTGCGGCGGTTCAGGTATGCGCCCCGCCCGCGCCTCGATGTCGTACACCCGCGCAATCATGGGGTTGAATCCTTCTGATTGCAGGTTTCCGACGATGGTTCCAAGTAGCGCCGCCTTTTCAGTCATCAGTTCATTGATTTGCGCCGTCACCATGCGCTCAGTTGCGCCGCCCTGCGCCAGTTGCGTAAGCAGGGTGAACACATCCGTGTGGAAGTGTTGGTTGATAATCTGCGCGACTTTTCCCTGATACTCCGTATTGAAGGGAAGATTTTGAACGCCGGTCGTTAGAGGTTGCGGCATGATCTGGCGAATGTCGCCACGGTTGGTTGGGATGAATGTAAAACCATTCGGGCCGCGCTGAATCTTCCCACGCTGGTCCTCATACGCCACCATCGGCGGTTCAGCCGCTTTTTGGGCAGTAATCAGATTGGTTCTTCCCATCTGATTGTCTAACCCTATAGCGACCCAAGCATCGTGCCCCGGTGAGCGACCGTAGGTTTCGTCTGAATTCTTCCTCCACCTCCAACTCAGAATCGGTATGGAGTCGTAGCCGCCCTCGGATAGCATCGAAATGTTCTGATCTCCATCCGCTCCGAGTATCTTTCCGCCTTTGCGATACACCCAATCGGATGCCCATTTCTTTCCTTTCGCATCCATGCGTCCAGAGTTATAATCCTTGCGGGGATAGACCGCGTGGAGGACTTCGCGCTCTGCGTGCATATTGCTCTCGTAGTCATGCTCAAAGTTCGCGTCTGCCCTCTTCATAGCTTCCATGCCGAACTGTTGAACGAACTGCCGAAGCGTCATTTTATAGACGCGATAGTTCGTATCGACCTGCCCGAATCGGTTTTCTGCGATGAAGCACTCCCGGAAATGGGGGACGGTGAAGATAATGGTTGCCGTCGAAACATCCTCTTCGATCAGCAAGTGAGCCGTGCCGGGAGCGGACCCGTCACCGATGAATTCTGGCACCACGTCATAGAAGTTACTGCGGTTGAACGCTGAATACATCACGTCTTGGCAGTCCTGAAGCCACCGCTGGACTTCCGGGTAGGAATCGACTTTCTTTCCGGTCCATGCTCTCATCCGGCTTGTGCGCGAGAAGTTTAGTTTGCCGGGAAGTTCCAATCCAAACCACGGCTGGTTCCTTGAACAGAGATACCCCACCATTCCCTTGACCAGAGTGTTGTGGGCAAGCATGGCGGAGTCAGCGAAAATCTCTAATCCAGTAGGCTGGCCGGGCCACAAATCCTTGTCTTGGACACCACGCCGACCGTGATTGACGTACATGATGATGTTGTCCACCATCCATTCCCATGGAAGTCTTTCTTCTGCAAGGACTTGTAGATATTTTTGGGCATCCTTCGCTCGGTCGTCGGCGGAGCGGTCGTTGAGTCGGGAAGGGGCATACCCCCCGGAGTCCATGTAAGGCGCGGCTAGACCGACAGAAGCCATTATCCCCCCAGAGTTGCTTTCCCTACTGTAGCATTACCGCTGGTCATCGGGCTTTGCAGCATCGTGCTTGCCATTCCCCGGCGCTGCGTCAATGCCTGCGCCTGCGCCAGAGCCGATGCCTGGGAAGCCTGCGCCGTTTGCTCATTGGTCTGCGCCTGGGTAGGAGCGGTGGGCGCGGAAGGCTTGCTGACAGCCTCGTAGACACCCTCGCCAATAGCCGCGGCGGCTGTAACGCTTGCGCCGATAATCAATGCCGTGGTAGCCGAGATGCTTCCAGCCATCGTTACTCCCCCGTAACCACTATCGTATCACCACTTCCATCCCGACGTGACATCAACTGGTCAGACTCGGCGAAAACCTCATCCTCAACTTCTTCAACTGTTCCAAGAGAGGTCGGATAAATCATCGTCATCTCAACCGGCCCGTGGGTCCAAAAGAACTGCTTACGCCCCGCGCATCCGGGAATGACGTTGTAGCCGGTGAGTTCAACCCTCTGGTCGCCGATCAGCACTGAGCAGTCACCATGAACGATTAGAACGGTTGCCAGCTTGATAAGCGAACCCATCATCTTTGTCCCCGATTGGAGCCGGATGGTTCTCGCATACATTCCGCCGTGAAAGAGATGCTCGGTAGCAAGTTCGATCTGGGGGCAAGAGAGGATGATTTTGTTGATTTCGTCCAGTTGAGCGAGAACGGCTGGCGAAGCAGGAACCATGGCAATCGGTAAAGGTGCCGTCAATGCACTCATAGCCACCTCGTGAACATGGTGTGGCTTTCCTTGCAACCGGGGCGGCGGGATAGAACCACCTCCAAAGGACTGCCCACCCTGGCGGTGTACAACAAGGCTACGCATCCCTCTTTGAGCGCTAACACCTCGACAGCAGACAGCAACGCATCCCCTATGCCGTATTTCCTGTGAGACGGCAATGCGAATAGGCTTTCAATCGTCGCCATTCGCTTCCCGTTGTGCGGCATAACTCCTGTGATTACAGAGGCAAAGCCTACGAGCATATCCTCTAAGTACGCTCCGAAACAGTGAAGCGCTCCTGAGTTCTCCAGCGCCGCGTACATCTGGCGCTGCGGGTCGTAGTCGGGCATTACGCAGTCTTTCGAGTAGGCGTGCAATAGTTCTGCCGAGTTGGGCGCGTCGAGAATTTCCGAGTAGCTGACTGGCTTTATCTCAAGCATTGGCGCTCCGTAACCCGTATGAGAGCGGGTTGTAATCCGTTTCGTTGCGTGCCGCCAGAAATTGTGCGATCAAATCGTTCTTCTCGTTTGGCGGTTGGTAAACCGGCTGCTCCAGGCAAAGATACCTGACTGTATCGCAAAAATCTTTGTACTGCTCCTCCGGTTTATCCGTTCCAGTTTTCCACTGATAGTTGAATAAATCCTGAGTCGGACCCCGTTCACCCCGACAACCTTCCTCGGCAAACATCAGCGCCGGTATCTCCTTGCTCTTCACGGTGGAGTAGTGGTTTTGCAGGTATTCTTTCACTCGCTTGTGACCCAGAGCAATGTCTCCGGCTTCGGAGTGTGAGAGCCGGATGCGCCCGATTCCCGCCTTGTCGAGTTCATCTTCCCACGAGGTATCGTTGAGTTGCGTCCTCGCCCCGTACTTGGCATCGAGGACAACGAATGCTGGTTCAGAATAGTTGTGTTCTGCCCGTTTCACCTTCACCTGTCGCGCAATCTCTTCCACATTCCCGTTAGCCAAAAGATACGCATAAACGTAGATTCTGTTTGCTGGTTTCCCGTTTATCGTAATGTCCTCTGGCGAGACCGCCGCGAACAACCATCGTGTCGGACGGGCGTCGTGCGGGTCTACAGCCTCAATCCGCATCCAATCGGCGGGGATTTTGAAGTCCTTGTAGAGATGCACCGTCCGGTCGAGCGTCTTGTAAACCAGCCCGCTCAGGTGGCCTTCCTTGCCGCCGATGTGCGCGTCGTATTCCTCTGGATCGGTAAACAGCTTGGCGTACTCTTCGATACCCGCTCTTGGGATGAACCCCATGATGAGGCCGCACTTGGGGCAGTTGTTTACCGGGCGCTCCCCGTGAGGATCGGCCATGTTCACTGGGTCGTTTTCCGGGATGTACTCGTCGCACTGCCGACAATAATCCTGGCAGTTGTCCCAGGTCGTGCCTGTAAAGATCGCAATCTCTTGATCTTCCCCGCCCCCGTTGAACGCCTTCACGGAAAACATATCGTAGAAGTATGGCGCTCCGTAGAGTGGGGTCATGGCGAACCATGAGGGAGCATTTGTCGTGACCTTGCCGCGCTCGGCTGCAATCAACAAATCGTGCGGAGGCGGTTCATCCCAACCGTAGTGGTCGTAGTCGATTCCAAGAAAAGTGTCTGCGAGTTGGTTGTACGAACGGACGTGGAGGGTAGAACCACAGGCGCGGCCCAGATAGTCGTACTTCATCGTGACCGACTTCAATGCCCCGGTCGTGTCCCGCTTCCAGTCTGGAGCGCAATGCGCCGGGATGAGCATGGCAAGCTCAGGCTCTATCTTGGCCGACACTGACTGAGCCATCGTCTGACAGCCCATGAACCCCTGGTTGGGAACCCGAATCGAAATCTTGTAGTCAGGGTCATCCGGCCTAAGCCACGGCCTGAATCCCATCCCGTGAGCTATTGATTCGCAAACAGAGATTCTCGTTTTCCCAACCTTCTCTCCAGGCTTGAGAATCCGCCGTCGAGGTGTACGCCCGTACTTGTTCTTGATCCTGATGAACGGGTCTTGCACCCGGTTCATCCTCAGCATCCCAAGGCGCATCAACTGATTTGCGGTTGAGACTATCTTGGACGGCTCAATCTTCCCGTCAGCGCCGACAAGCCGCGCCAGCACGTCCGGCTGTTCGCGCTTCGCCATTACTCCTCCGGCGTGTACTGGACGTAAACCACATCAGCAGCAGTTCCAATCGCGTACCACTGATTCAGGTTGATCGCGCCGCTGGTGAATGGTCCAATAGTCGTAGGGTCAGAGGTGGGGGAAGCAACCCTCACAGGAATTCCGGTTGAGGCGCTAACAACCGAAGAGTCGCCAACATAAGAAGCCGCCGTCCCCTGCCAGACTTTCAACTGCATCGCACGTAAAGGTTGAGCAGTAAATCGCGTAGCTCCCGCCCCCAATGTCACCGTTAACAATGCCATAAATCACCTCACTCAGAGTGTATCACCGGCTGGCCTTCCCACGCCGGGAGAATCTTGAAGCACTGCATCCGCAATGCGTCCTCCGCTGCGATTTCCGCTTCCAGTCTTGTCACCATCCCGCTTCTCCTTGTCCCAGTAGGGACTCTTGCACTTCCCGCAGCACGTCGGCCTCCCGGTTCCCCGAAAGCACCAATTACGCTTGCATCGAAGGCAATACTTAATCTCCATACTGTTAGTATACACGAACCGTTATTACTGTCAAGTCGTTTTTGGTGAAAATTTCATAGGCGGGATATGTACGCATCGACCCACCCCACCCTCAAATGGGGGCATAGGGGGTCGTCTAGGCTCTCTTTTCGCCTATGCCATTGAATATAAATAGGATATAAATTCTGCCCAGTGTCCCATCGTACCGGACCACCCTCACCGTTGCCGATGCTGTGCTGATTGCCTGCTGATTGCCCTCAAGTGCCTGATAAGGCGAAGGATAGGCGAAGCGAGACGCGCTACAAGACACGTAGACGCATCGCTGGCCGGTCGGTGAGGCTACCCTATGGCAGAATTGTCCTCGTTATCAATGACTTGCGTAGCTGGACGGTCGCGCATATCACGCGCTGCTTGCACTAGATCGAGCAGCACAGATACATTAACTTGCGTGGCCTGGCCGCGTATCGTCCGAGCCTTATCATGGAGTATCGCCGCGCTCGTAACTCGTGGCAACAATTGGGCTTTTGCTATATCTTCGTCAGTAATTGACATGAGCATCCGGTGAGTCATGCGGTCGAACACGTCAGCGGTATTGTTTTTGAAGGCTTGATGATCGTCCTCTGTGATACCGTCACCGAGGAAACGGGCTAGAACACGGTGAACATTGGCAGGATCGCATCCTACTCTCTTGGCTATTTGGCCTTCGCTTAGTTCCGGGTAGCTCATTTTCATGCGTCTAATAGCAGGAGCAGCACCTGTGTGCCTGCCACTGACCTTGGGCGCGTCGATAACGGGTGTGACTTTAGGAGCCATGCGGGAATTGTACCTCAATGCCCTTCGCATCAATCCAGCTTAGCACACGAGTGAACCGTGAAGCTGTGGATTTCCTGTGAATAACTTTCCTAAGCCTTT